CCTGTATTTTGAATGTAATCCTCTAGATGATTATCGAGAGGATGACGAAATTTTTTTGGTAGAGTTGAGATAAACTCCCAGAATTCCGCAAAGGTCTTGTTATAAAGAACTTCAAGAACCTTACACTGGAACTGCTGATTGAGAGTATCAGTGGCATTCGAGAAGTCTGAAACAAACACATTGTTTCGATGTTCACTTCTATATGAAGGTTGAGTGACCTTCTTGAGAAATTTTACACCATTGAAGTGTTGCTTCATACAGCAACTATCGATTGTGTTAAGAGAGTCTGCAAGTATATGATGAATATACTTACATCTATCTTGAATCGAGTTACATCCTACATGGATACCTCTCGGTTTGTATTTGCCAGGATTTGGTATCATTTGTGTGATAACATTCCTTAACTCTACAGATATATGATCAGGAAGATCATAACTATCTAAATATCCGCTTTGATAGCCAATAAGGTTATCAAAAGCCTGTACTTTAGGATTATCCCTAATAGGATCATCTTCTACTATTGATGAGTATAAAGCATTTAACTTTACTCTCTTTCCATTAACAGTGACTGTACTAGTTGAAGCCTTAGCTGTCAAGTAGTAATCACTATAGTGATATTTTGGAATTCCCTTTTGAAGGAATTTCCTTCTTGCTCTGATTATGTCATGGACATAACGATTATTGCTTGTTAAAGGTGCATTAATATCCTTTGCAACCTCTTCAAATAAAGACCAGAAATCATTTGATGGTTCTTTTGACTCTTGTCTCAGTTGGTTTAGCAATGCTATGCCATACTCTTCCATTACTTCAGGTGTTGGATTCATATGTTCATACACTTGGCCTAGACTTAAAGCAAGGTTTAGAAGAATAATAATCTTCTCCTTGTTCTGTTCATATTCTTCTTCTGAGATATCAAAAGAAGATATTAAATGAAAGACGATTTTATGCAGATAGACATAAAATCCCGGACGATGTTTGAGTTCAACAAAACTCATTACTTCTTTTAGTTCCTCTATATAGCTCAATAAAGCTTTAAAGGAATTAGGATAATAGGACAGACTCTCCAGTTTCCTTGGATTATCTGAAACCACATAAAAGTCTCCAGGAAAAGCAGGAGCTTTTCCAGAGATGAAGGATGAGATGACGCTTTGTAAATCATTACGTCTCTCTTTACAGAGATCAGCAAGTTCCTTAACTTCCTGACCAGTTTGGCAAGCTTTGGATTGTTTCCAAAAGCCTTCAAGGAACTTTGATATCCAGTTGGAAATCAAAGCAATAGAGGTACGATTTAGAAATGGATCTAAATCAGAGATAAGATGAGAGTATAGATTCGTAAAAGAATCATATACCTGAGATTTTGATGGCCCATCATATAATGATGTGTCATTGACCATCTTACAAGATTGATGTTTATCAGTCTTCAAAGAGTTCCACCTCCTAGATTAATAAAGTCTGGGTGACAACCCAATCATCTCGAACCATTCAGAGTTCTAGATGAAACCTCCCTCCTAGTAGAGTTATTCAGGCTCTACTCGAATAAAGCCTCCTACGGGTCATTACTCCGTAGTTGAGAATCATCTGTTTGGACTTCTGAATGAAAGTCCAATAATGC